GCCGCCGCCCGCGGCCTGCTGCCCGACGACCAGATCGACGCCCAGCGCCAGGCCGCCGTCCGCGAGCGAGTCTCCGCCGATGTGCTGCGCGGCCGCCTGTGGGACGCCTTCTCGCAGCGCGGCCGTGCCGCGGCACCGACGCTGCCGGCCAATCCGGCGGCCGGTCCGGCGTCGCAGGACCCTGAGGTGATGCGCGATGCCATGGCCGAGGCGCTGGCCGTACGTGCCATGCCCGGCTACCAGGCGCCGGCATCCGGCCGGCATGCCGAGTTCCTCGGCTGGCGTCCCTCGGAGATGGTGGCCGAACTGATGCGCGCCCGCGGCGAGCGCAACATCCCGCGCGATACCGCCAAGCTGGCCGAACGTGCCTTCCAGACCACCAGCGACTTCCCGCTGCTGCTCTCGGCGGCGGCGAACAAGATGCTGCTGGCCGCCTATGCGCCCGCCAACCCCACCTACCGCCAGATCTTCCTGCGGCGCGACTTCCGCGACTTCAAGCCGCACCGCCACCTGCGCGTCGGCGACTTCCCCAACCTGGTGCCGCTCTCCGAGAGCGGTGAGATCCAGGCCGGCACCATGTCCGAGAGCCAGGAACTGGTGGCGCTCACCACCTTTGCCCGGCGCATCCGCGTCACCCGGCCGATGCTGGTCAACGACGACCTCGGTGCCTTCACCGACTTCGCCGCCATGATTGGCCGACGCGTCGCCGACTTCGAGAATGTCACCGCCTACGGCCTGCTCAACGGCGCCAATGGCGATGGACCGACCCTGACAACCGGCGCCACCGCCGTGTTCGCCACCGGTGCTGCTCGCGCCAACAAGGCCGCCTCCGGCACCGCGCTGGACCTGACCAACCTGGCCGCCGGCCGGGCGGCGGTGATGAAGCAGAAGACACTGGACGGCCTGCCGATCTCGGTTGGCTCCAGCATGCAGCTGGTGGTGGGGCCAAACCAGGAACTGGCGGCGCGTCAGCTGACCGTGTCGGTGCAGGCGGCGCAGACCAGCAACGCCAACATTTACGCCGGATTCATCCAGCCGCTGGTCGAGCCGTTGATCCCGGCCAACCGCTGGTATCTGTTCTCCGATGCGGTGTCGGCCCCGGTCTACGTCTACGGCTACCTCAACGGCGCCGAGGGGCCGCAGGTCACCACAGGCCCGGTTTCGGGTGTCGACGGCGTCGAGGTGTCGGTGATCTTCGACTTCGGCGTGGGGGCCATCGACTGGCGTGGCGCCTGGTTCAACCCCGGCACCTGAGCCTGCGCCGGCCAGGTCCGGCTGATCCTCCTCTCCATCCTCATCGTCTCGCGGACGGGCGGCCTTCGGGTCGCCCGTCGCGTTTCTGGAGCTCCACAGCATGAAGACCTTCGTTCAGCCGGGCCTCTCGGTCCTTCTGCCCATGCCCTATGACCGCACCTCCGGCCAGGGTGTGCTGGTCGGTGCCCTGTTCGGTGTCGTTGCCGTCGATGCGCTCTCCGGTGCCTCCGCCGAGGTGGCGGTGAACGGCGTGTTCGACATCACCAAGGAAGCGCCGCTGGTGATCGCCGTTGGTGCCCGGGTCTTCTGGGACAACACCAACAGGCGGGTCACCACCACGGCGACTGCCAACACCGCCATCGGACATGCCGTCGCGGCCGCGGCCTCCGCCGACACCACGGTGCGGGTGCGCCTATCCGGCTCCACCCCGGCGGGCACCTGACGCCGCCCTCTCCCTCAGGAGACACATCATGGCCTATCTGATCGCCCGCTTCCGCGAGGCCAGCACTTATGGTGCGCTCACGGGCATTCTCACTGCCCTCGGCCTGCACCTCGATCCCGGCCTCACGCAGAACATCACCCTGGTCGGCACCGGCATCGCAGGCCTACTCGGCATCCTGATCCGCGACCGGGGGGCCAGCGCATGATGACGTCGCGGGACAAGGCACGCCTCGCGGGCGTGCATCCCGATCTGGTGGCGGTGGTCGAGGCAGCCCGCCAGCAGGTTCCGTTCATCGTGGTGGAGGGCGTGCGCACCCGTGAGCGCCAGGCCCAGCTGATAAAGTCCGGTGCCAGCCGCACCATGGATAGCCGGCACCTGACCGGCCACGCCGTCGACCTCGCGCCGACAGTGGACGGCGAGGTCCGTTGGGATTGGCCCCTGTTCTACCCGATGGCCAAGGCGATGAAGGATGCTGCCCAAGCCCGCGGAGTTGCCCTGGTCTGGGGTGGTGACTGGCCGCGCTTCCGCGATGGCCCGCACTTCGAGCTCAACCGCGACGCCTATCCGGCGGGGACCGGCTGATGTCGGCCTTCGCCGCAGCACTGGCCGCCGTGCATGCCGACACGAACATCGGCACCCCAGCTGATTTCCGCCGGCCGCCCGGTTCCTGGGCTCCGGCCCGTGTCGTGCTGTCTCAACCGGCCGACGCCATGGGCGGGCTGGGCGGCCTGGGCACCCGGGCAGGCAGCCTGGCCGCCACCATCGTCGCCGGCGATATCACGCCACTGGAGCCGCAGCGCGGCGACGAGGTGCTGCTCAATGGCACCGTGCACCGCGTTGACGATGCCGAGCGTGATCCGCTCGGCCTGTCCTGGCGCCTCATCCTGGCGGAGGCCTGACCATGCCGACACCGATCCGCGAGGCGGCACTGGCCGCGATCGCCGGCCGCCTCACCTCCGAACTGCCTGGCGTCGTGCTGGAACGTGCGCGCCGTGCCCCAGTGGACACCGACAAGGAGCCTTTGCCCCGCCTGGTGCTGACCGGCACCGACTGGGAAGCGGACGAAACGGCGGAGCCCGGTAGCACCCACTACACGATGGGCTTCGTGGTCGCCGGCTATGTCCGGGACACCACTGACCTGGGTGTCGAGCAGGGGCTTTCGGATCTGCACGCCCTGGTGGTGGCTGCCCTCGCCGGTTGGACGCCCACCGTCGACGGGCTCGGCGAGGCCACCGAACAGGGCGCCGAGTTCCGGCTCTACGACACCGACGAGAGCGCCAAGCCGGCCGGTGAACTCCTGGCCCGCTTCTCGATGCTGGCTATCGCGCCGCTGGGTGCGCCCTACCTGCCCTGACCTGCGGCTCCCCGCACAATCTGAAAGGCCCCGCCCATGAGTACGAACCTCGTGCGCATGAAGTTCGCCGCCGTCGCGGCCAAGATCGAGACGGTGCCCGGCACCGACGCCATCGGCGGCACGCCCGCGGCCGCGGACTGGATCGCCTCGGAGATGGAGGTCCAGTTCGACCCCACCATCATTGAGCTGCCCGAGCTGACTGGCTCGCTCGACAAGGCATCGTCCGTCGTTGGCGGCCTCAAGCCGCGGCTGCGCCTGCGCATGCCGCTGCGCGGCTCCGGCACCGCTGGCACGGCGCCGGATTTCGGCAAGCTCATGCGCTGCAGCACCTTCGCCGAACTGGTCACCGCTGCCGCCATCGGCGCCCCGACCGCCGCCACCGCCGGCACCACCACCACGGTCACTGCCGCCACGCCATTCGGCACCACCGCCCAGCAATATCGCGGCATGCCGCTCATCGTCACCGGCATTGCCGCCGGCACCACCGGGATCGTCGACTACACCGCGGCGCGGGTGATCACCACCGGCGATACCGCGGGCACGGCCTACACCACGGGCAGCTTGCTGCAGATCCCGGTGAACGTGCTCTACAGCCCGACCTCAGACGAGAGCGTCTACAAGACCGCGACGATCTATTTCTATGCCGACGGCCTGCTGTGGACCTTCACCGGGGCGTTGGGCACACCCACCCTGGAGCTCACCACCGGCGGCATCGGCTTCGTCAGCTTCGAGATGCGCGCCCAGTTCGCCAGCAAATCCGCCACTGCCGTGCCGGCAGGTGCCGCCGCGGTGCTGCGGCCGACGCCCCCGCGCTTTGTCGGCGGCAAGTGCCAGCTCAACAAGGCGCTGGCCCAGGTCCGCACGCTGACCATCAACGCGGGCGTCAACGTCATCCTGCCGGACGACCCGGAGAGTGCCGAGGGCTATGGCGCGGCGCTGCCAATCGAGCGCGACGTGGCGGGGAACCTCGATCCCTACATGAACACCACCAACTCGGTGGCGCTGTTCAACGCCTTCCGGGCCGGCACGCCGATGTCGCTGATGGCGATCATCGGCAGCACCGCCGGCAACCGCTTCGTGGCCATCGTGCCGAACGCCAAGGCGATCGGCATGGACCCCGGAGCGCGGGACGGCCTCGGCCAGCACGGCGTCAGCTTCCAGGCCGATGGCGCCGACAGCGCCTTCTACCTCGCCCAGTTCTGAACCTTCCCACCAGGAGCCTCATCATGGATGGCATGACCGCCCCGCCGGTGTTCTCGGCGCACGACCTCGTGGCCTTCACCCCGCCTGGCAGCCCCCGGACCTACCGGCTGGCACCGTTGACCTATCGCGAGCGCATTGCCTTCCGCACGGCACTCGCGCGCGAGGCCGGCATGCGCCCGTCGCCGCAGGACGTCAGCAACGGCCTGCGCACCGCGCTGCGCGAGATCGCGCCCGCCAACCTCGACCAAGCCTTGGCCGTGGTCGACGAAGCCGATGCCGCGCGCGAGGCGGTGGATGCCGCACCGGACGACGCGGCGCTCAAGACCAATCTGGCGGAGGCGCAGGCGCGACTGGCCGTGATCATCACCGCCTGCATGGACGTGCCCGTCTATGCGGAACTGCGCGTGGCCGGCGAGCGCTGGACCGGGATGGCGCCGTGGGTCGCGTGCCGCCATGCCCTGCGCGGCTGGGAAGGTCCGGGTCTGCCGCCGTTCCAGCGCGACAAGGGCCTGGTGCCGGAGGTGCTGCTCGACGTCATGCCGGCGAGCGAGATCGCGGCGGTGGGCTGGCGGGCGTTCCTGCTGGTGTCGCTGGACCGGAGTGCGGAGGGAAACTCCGTGGGGCCCTTGCCGTCGCCCGGGATCCCGGCGCCTTCGACGGCGGGCTGAGGCCGGAAGACGGCTCCGACTGGCTGGTCGCCGGCCAGCCGTGGGAGGGCGACAACCCAAGGCTGACGATCGCCCCTGCCTGGCATGACGTGGTTCGGCTCTGGGCCGCGTGCCGGGATCCGGACGGCGGCATTGCCCACTGGCCGGATCCGGGTGGGGTTGGCGACCAGGCCGCCTGGATTGTCGACGTCTTCGCGATGCTCGGGACCATCTACGCCACGATGATCGAGAGCGAGGCGCGGCTTCGCGGTCAGTCGGTCAGCGCGTGAGCGCGCCGTAGGTTTCGGGGCGACGATGCTCATCGAACTTCCACGTCGCCTTCACCTCGCGGGCGACGTCCAGATCGATGTCCGTCACAATCAGCGCGTCGCGATCGTCCGGCCCCTGCGCCAGTATCTTGCCCCGCGGATCGACCACGTAGCTCGACCCATAGAATTCCCCGATCGCCCACGGCTCCTCGACGCCGACGCGGTTGATCGCTCCAACGAAGAACCCGTTCGCCACCGCCGCAGCCGGCTGCTCCAAGGTCCAGAGGTGCTGGCTCAGACCCTTCCAGGTGGCAGACGGGTTTACGACATACTCGGCCCCCGCCAGACCCAGCGCACGCCACCCCTCCGGGAAGTGGCGGTCGTAGCAGATGTAGACCCCGAGCTTGAGGTAGCGGGTCTGGAACACCGGGAACCCCGTGGTGCCGGGCTCGAACCAAAAGCGCTCGGTGCCACGGTCCTCGTTGCCAATCATCGTGTGCAGATGCGCGCCGATGGTTGGGATGTGGGTCTTCTCATAGGTTCCCAGGACCGAGCCGTCGGCGTCGATCACCACGGCGGTGTTGGTCTTTCGGCCATCGTCGTGGCGCCGGTAGAGGGGCACTACGATCACCATGCTGTGCTGGCGAGCAAGCTGGCACATCAACTGGGTGGTCGGTCCCTCGGGCACCCGCTCCGCCGCCTCCAGCCAGCGCGGTTCCGCCACCGGGCAGAAGTAGGGGGCGTTGAACACCTCCTGGAAGCAGATCACCTGCACGCCCTGAGCCGCGGCCTGCTTCACCTGCTCGGCATGGGCAGCGTTCATCGCATTGCGGATCTCGGCGACAGGCGCCGACGTCGGCGCCTTCAGCGCCATCTGTACCAGACCAACCCGAACCACAGTCATCGTGCCGTCCCCCATCTCTGCGTCATCGCCCAGCGCTGATCCTCCGCCACGGCGACCAGCCGGACAGCAGCGTAGCCACGCGGGTGCGGTCTGGACCAGAGCCCGCATGCCCGCCGACGCAGGAATCCGCCCATGTGCGTGCGCGCAGCCGTGTTCGGCCGTCTCAAGCCGGCGATGCAAGCCGAGGTGCGTGCCGTGGCGGGTGCGCTGCGTCGTGCGGTCGCCGCCACAGGTGCCGAGGCGCAGTCTGAACTTCGAGCCCAGGCACATTCCGCGGGATTCAAGGATGGCGGCCGTAGCATCGCCAATGCCTGGCGGTTGAACCTGTATCCGGCAGGGGGTGTCGCTCCCACTACGTTCAAGCCGGCCGCGCTGGTCTGGTCGCGCATGCCGACCGTTGTCACGGCCTTCGACCGCGGGGCGCAGATCATCGCACGCGGCCGGAAGTATCTCGCTTTCCCCACGGGTTACAATTCTATCGGTGGGCGCCGTGCGGGCCGGCGTGGTGGTCGGCGCATTACCCCGGCGCAGATGATGCAGGCTGGCCGCCGCGGCGAGGCCTTCGTTCTACCGAGCAAGTCGCGGCCCGGCACCGCCCTGTGGTGCCTGCGCGTGGCCGCAGCCACCGGGACCTCCCGCCGCACGCGCAATCGGCTGCGACTGTTCGTCGGCAGCGGCACCGAGGTGCTGACGGGGCATCGCAAGGGTCAGGCACAGCGCCGGCAAGACGTACTCGCCCAGGGGTTCGTACCGATGTTTCTGCTGCTGAAGCGCGTCACCCTGCGCAAGCGGCTCGATGTGGCCGGAGTCCGGTCCCGCGTGCCGGGCTGGTTCGCGCGCAACGTCATCGCCGAATTGCGGGGGGTCAAATCATGAGTGGTGCCACCGCCCGCACTGTCGGTATCCGCGTCTCCACCGAGGGCGCCGACCGCGCCCGTCGCGAGTTGGAGCAGTTCGGTGTCGCCGGCGAGGCGGCGCTGCGTCGGGTGGAGGTGGCGAGCACTGCGGCGTCCCCTGGGTTGCAGCGCCTGGCTGGTGCCTCCGACATCGCCACCCGCGCCTTCCAGGGCATGGGCGGCTCTCTCGGAACCGTCGGGAACACGTTTGCCGGGGTCTCCGTTGCGGCCGGCGGGCTGACCGCCGGCATCGTGGCCATGGGCATCGCGGCGGTTGCCGCCGGGGTGCAGATCGCCCAGGCCGGCGACACCGCCACCGCCGTGCTGGCCCGGCTGGCCAGTGCGACCGGTTCCGCCTCTGCGGCCGAGCGCGCCTTCGAGGGGTTGTTCCGCCTGTCGCAGCAGACCGGCATCTCGGTCGCCGACAGCGCCGGTGCCTTTGCCCGCTTCGCCGTCGCTGCCAAGGAGGTGGGCGCTACCAACGACCAGGTGCTGCGTCTGGTCGGCGGGCTGCAGAAGGCCGGCATCGTCGCTGGAGCCTCCGCCGAGGAGACGAACGCGGCGACCCAGCAGTTGGCCCAAGCGCTCGCCTCGGGCGTGCTGCAGGGCGACGAGTTGCGCTCGCTGCTGGAGAACATGCCGCAGCTGGCGCAGGCGTTGGCCAAGGAGCTGGGCGTCGGTCTCGGCCAGCTGCGCCAGATGGGCAGCGAGGGCAAGCTCACCGCCGATCGGATCCTGCCCGCCCTGATTGCCGCCGGGGAGAAACTGGCCGCCGAGTTCGACAAGCTGCCGCCGACCATGGGCCGTGCCTTCGGGGTGCTCGGCGCGGCGATGGACAACTTCGCCAGCCAACTCGACAAGGCGCTTGGCCTGTCCCAGGCCATCGCCAAGGCGGCGATGGAAGCCGCCGCCGCGGTCAATGCGGTACAACGCTATGTCGCGCCGACCGACCGGCAGGCCGCCGAGAACGACGTCGCGCGCAGCCGCGCTCGTCTGGAAGCCCTGCGCGCCGGTCCGGCGATGGACGATGGCTCCGATCCGGCCCGCGGCTATTCCGCCGTGCAGCGAGCCCAGTTGCAGGCCACGGCCACGGCCCGGCAATCGGCGTTGCGCCAGGCCGAGAGTGAACACCGCGCCGCCAATGACCGGCTCGGTGAGATCGAGCGCGACGCGCAGCAACAGCGTTTTGGCGAGTATGTTACCGCCCAGGCCAAGGCCGCCGACGCCGCCCGCACCCGCACGGCCCAGGAGGTGCGTGAGGTCGTCGAAGCCAACGACAGGAAGCTCAAGGCGACGCGGGATTACCAGGAACAGCTGGCCAAGATCGCCCGTGCCGAGGCGGCCGGCGTCACCACCCTGCCGGGCGGGGCGGCCTTCGATGCCACCAAGGCGCGCGCCGACGCGCTGCGCGAGTATCAGGACAAGCTGGCCAAGGCCAATGAGGAGGGCCAGAAGGCCGCCAAGCTGGCCGACGACCAGGCCGCCAAGGTGGCCAAGGTCTCTGAGGCGCTCGCCGTCGAGCTCGACCGGCAGACCCGCCTGACCGAAGCCCAGCGCCAGGGCAGCAATGCGGTGGCGGCGCTCAACGTCGCCCTGGAGATCGAGAAACAGCTGCGCGAGGCCGGCATCCCAGCCATCGAGAAGCGCACCGCCGCCCAGCAGCGCGAGGCCGAGGCGATCGAGGCAACCGTGCGCCAGATCGAGGCGCAGCGCGCCGCCTACAAGTCAGCCCAGGACGACCAGAAGAAGCTCGACGACGCCCGCCGCGAGCAGGAGCGCCAGGTCCAGTCCACCACGGACGATGTGGTGCGTTATGCTGCCGATCGCTTCGCCGACCTATTCTCCCGCACCGGCCGCGGCTGGGCGGGGCTGATGGACGATCTCTACCGGCTGGCTCGGTCCACCTTCGCCCGCATTGCCGCCGAGGCGGTGATCCGGCCGATCGTCACCCCCATCATCCAGGGCATCTTCGGTTCTGGTGGAATCGGCGGTGTCGGCGGCGCCGCAACGGGTGGTGGTGGGCTGGCGAGCCTGCTCGGGCTCGGCAACATCGGCGAGTCGCTGGGGCTCACCGGATCGGGCGGCCTGCTCTCCAGTATTGGCTCCGGCCTCGGTCTGACCGGCGCGGGTGGGTTGCTGGGCGCGACGGCCATCACCGGCTGGGGCACATCGACCAGTGCCGCACTGGGTGCCATGGGCGGAGCCTACGGCCCGGCCTCGCTCGCCCAGCTGCAAGCCTTCGGTGGTAGCGGGCTGTTCGGCGGCACCGGCGCGACCTTCGGCTCGCTGCTCGGTGGCGCTGGTGCCGGCTTCGGCGCCGGCATGCTGCTGAACGGCCTGCTCGGCGGCAACCAGACCGGCGGCATGGTCGGCTCCGGTGTCGGTGCCGCCGCGGGCGCGGTGCTGGGCAGCATCATCCCCGGCTTCGGTACGCTGTTGGGTGGCATCCTCGGCGGCGCCGCCGGTGGCGGCCTTGGCGGTCTGTTCGGTCCCGGCGAGAGCGTGCGCGGCTTCGGCCTGCGGTTGCAGAGCGCCGGCTGGGGGCCTGACGCGGCGCCGTCAAACGCGATGGCCGACCAGCTGATGCCGATTGACTACCGTTTCTACAACGACAGCGGCAAGGCGGTCTTCGCCCAGGCCGAGCAGGTTGTCGCCGCCACCAACGCCTATCTGGCCCAGCGGGGCCTGCAGGTGGGTGGCGTCAGCGTCATCGGCGGCAACAAGAACGGCGCCGACTATTCTTGGGCCGATGCCGGCTCGGTCGAAGAGGCGTACACCCGACTGCGCTTTGCCTCGCGGGACAACGCTGACCTCACCCGCTCGCTCCAGGGCAAGACCTTCTCCGGCGTGGACAAGCTGGCGCAATGGGTCGATGGCTTCCTGGCCGCCCAGGCCGAGATCGACAAGCTCGGCACGGCGCCGCTGGCGGCCTTCACGCAGCAGATCGACGCCGTCAACGCCGCCTTCGACAAGGCAACCGAGACGGCCCGTACGTACGGGCTCGCCGAGGACAAGCTCGCCACCGAGCGCGCCCGCCAGATCGCGGCCTTGGAGGCGCAACGCACCGAGACGCTGCGCCAAGGCGAGGTGGCGCTGGCGGTGCGGCGGCTCACCGCCGAGGGCAACACCGAGGCCGCGGAACTGGCCCGCCAGACCGAGGCGGCGCGGCAGGAGACGCGGGCCTTCACCGAGCAACTTGAGGCGCTGGCGACCGCCGCCGCGGACAAGTCCCGGCTACTGGTCGAGTTGGAGGAGACTCAGGCGGCGGAGCGGGCCGCGATCATCGCCAGGTATGCCGAGCAGGCGCGCGATGCCCTGCTGCGCACCGGGAATGCGATCCGTACCTACATAGACGGACTGCGCGCCGGGGTGCAGGGCGGCGCCGCGCCCACCGACCGGCTGGTCGAAGCGCAGAACGCCTTCGGGCGGGACCTGGCCCTGGCCCGTGGTGGCGACGGCGACGCGCTGTCCCGCATCACCCAGACCGCCGACACGCTGCTCGCCGCCGGGCGCGGCATGTATGCCTCCGGCACCGACTTCCAGGCGCTGCGCCAGTTCGTCATCTCCAGCCTGGAGAACCTGCCGGCCACCCAATCCTACGACGCGCAGATCCTGGCAGCCCTTCAGCAGCTGGGTGGTTCGATCGACGTCGAAGTCGGCATTGAGGTGGTGCGGGTCATCACCGAAGCGTTGAACGCGCTGCCGGATGCCGACCGGGCGCGGCTGGTGCAGACCGCCACGGTGCTGCGCACGGTCGAGGAACGGCTCGGCCGGCTGCTGACGGATGGTGAGATCGACGCCCTGGTGCTGGGTGCCGTCGTGCGCCGCGACATCGAGCAGTCGATGCAGCGCGACCTGTCCGTCGCCGAGCGTGCCGGGTTGGTGCAGGCGGCCGATATCACCCGGGCCATCCAGCAGGCGATGGCACGTGACCTGTCGCCCACCGAGCGCGCCGGGCTGGTCTATGATGCCGACATCACCCGCGCGATCCAGCAGGCCATGGGCCGTGACCTCTCGGTCGCCGAGCGCGCCGGGCTGGTGCAGGCCGCCGACATCACCCGGGCCATCCAGCAGGCGATCGGGCGCGACCTGTCGCCCGCGGAACGCGCCGGGCTGGTCTACGACGCCGATGTCACCCGCGCCATCCAGCAGGCGATGGGGCGCGACCTCACCGACGCCGAGCGTGCTGGCCTGGTCCAGGGCGGCGGCGTCCTGCGCAGCATCGAACAGGCGATCGGCCGCAACCTCTCGGAGGTCGAGCGCGACAGCCTGGTGCAAGGTGCCAGCATCGCCCGCATCGTCGAACAGGCGCTGGGCCGCGATCTCACCGCGGCCGAACGCGCCGGCCTGATTGCCGGCGGCAGCATCCTGCTCAGCATCGAGCAGGCGATCGGCCGCAATCTCTCGGATGCCGAGCGCGACAGCCTGGTGCAGGGCGCGGCGATCGAGCGAACCATCAGCCAAGCCATCGGCCGCGACCTCACCGCCGACGAGCGCGCCGGGTTGATCCAGGCCGCCAGCGTCGTCCGCACCGTCGAGCAGCAGTTGGGTCGGGCTCTGACGGACGCCGAGCGGGCCCTGGTCATCGAGAGCGCCATCGTCACCCGCGGCATCAACCAGACCATCTTCGCGCCGACCGGCACCATCGTCGTGCCGGAGAACGAGGCGGTGCTGCGTGGCATCTTCCAGCAGGTGCTGGCGGCCACCGGCGCCCAACTGCTGACGGACGAAAACATCACCCGCATCATCCGCCAGGCGGTCGAAACCACCGAGACGATCCAGATCAGCCGCTCGATCGACGACAAGCTCTCCGGCCTGCTCACCGCCGCCAACGCCATCCTCGCCACCATGCGCGACGACATTGCCGCGACACGGGGCTTCACCGACCAGATGGTGCAGAACACCCAGACGCTGATCGACGGCCGCCCCGGCGATGGCGGCGAGGGTGGCGGTGGTAGCTTTGCCCTCGGCGGAGTCTTCGCCGGCGGCAATGTCGTGCCCTTCGCGCGCGGCGGCATCCCCGATCTGGTGAATCAGCCGACCCTGGCGCCGATGGCACTGTTCGGTGAGGCTGGCCCTGAGGCGATCATGCCGTTGGCCCGCCGTGGCGATGGCTCCCTCGGCGTCCGCGCCACCATGCCCGCGGCCTCCGACAGCCTGCGCGCCGATCTCCAGGCGCTGCGCCAGGAGGTTGCCGACTTGCGCCAGGTGCTGCGCGAGGCGGCGGTCCTGATCGCTGGCGAGGTGCGTGCCGGCACCAGTGGCACCACCGAGGCCGTGCAGAAACTCCGCAACACCGTTCGGGATGCCGCGTGATGTCGGAGGGTCTGATCACCCTGGTCGAGGTCACCGCCTACGACCCGGCCATCCCCGGCACCCGCGTGCTGCGCTTCACCTCCGGCCTCGGCACCATGACTCGGCCGACGGAGGTTCCCCCGAACGTCCACTTCGCCCCGCGCCTGCAGCAGCCGATCCGCTTCAAGCGCACCATGTTCTCCGCCGCCCGCCTCGCCGGCGGCAGCACGGTCGGCGTCGGCGACATCGTGCTCAACAACCTGGACCAGGGCCTCGCCTATCTGCGCGACCTCGGCATCGACGGCCGGGAGGTGGTGGTGCGCGTGGGGCCGCAGGACGCGCCTTATCCGGCCGGCTTCACCACCTTCCTGACCGGCACCGCCGAGCAGGTCGAGGTCGGCCCCCGCACCGCCACCATCCGCCTGCGCGATAAACTCCACCTCCTGGCGCTGCCGCTGCAAGCCAACCTCTATGCCGGCAACAATGCCCTCCCCGCCGGTGCCGAGGGCAGCGCCGACGACATCAAGGGCCGCCGCAAGCCGCTGCTGTTCGGGCGGCGCTACCAGCTGATCCCCATCCTGGTGAACACCGCCCGGCTGATCTACCAGTTCCATGACGGCCAGGCTCATGCCGTCGACGCCGTCTACGACCAGGGCGTGGCCCTGACCTTCTCCGGCAACAACCGCGCCAGCCTGGCAGCCCTCGAGGCAGCGACGATCACCGCCGGGCAGTTCGACACCTGCCTCGCCCTCGGCCTGGTCCGCCTCGGGGCGTCGGCCGTCGGCCGCATCACCATGGATGCGCGGGGCGACGCCAGCGGCGGTTATGTCGCCAAGGCCGGCGAGATCGTCCAGCGTATCCTGACGCAGCGGTGCGGCATTGCTGTCGGGGATCTGGATGCCGGGTCCTTCACCGCCCTCAACGCCGCCGCCACGGGCGAGTGCGGCGTGCACCTCAGCGGCGAGGTGACACGGCAGCAGGCGATCGACCAGGTTCTCAGCGGCTGCGGCGGCTGGCTCGCCCCCACCCGCACTGGGCTGTGGCAGGTCGGGCAGCTGCTGGCACCGACCGGCAGCCCGGCCTTCACCTTCACCGACGTCGAGATTGAGGCCTTGGACACGCTGGCCACCCGCGATGCCGATGCCGGGATCCCGGTGTGGCGGGTCCGGCTGCGCGGCCGGCCCTACGTCGAGACCACTGCCAATGACCTCGTCGCCGTTGGCCCGTCGCTGACCGAGGCCCGCCGTGCCGAGTTGCTGCAACCCTGGCGCGAGGCGATCGCCAGCGACCCCGCGGTGCAGACCGCCCATCTCCTGGCTCCCGAGATGCTGCGCGACACCTGCCTGCAGCAAGCCGCCGACATGGCCACCGAGGCCAGCCGGGTGCTCGCCCTGCACAAGCTGCGTCGCGACTTCACCCAGGCCGGGGTCTGGCTCACCCAGGCCCGGGCCGCAATCGATCTCGGCAGCGCGGTGCGTCTGATCACCAGCCGCCTCGGTTACGGCGCCGGGCGCGATTTTCGCGTCGTCGGCATCGACGTCGACGGGGTCCAGACTCCCGGCGGCCCGCGCTCGCAGCTCACCCTCGACCTGTGGGGCTAGGAACACCATGCTCAACCTGTCGCCGGCGCAAGCGGCGCCGCTGCCGCGCTCGTCCCGACGCCAAGGGGCGTCGCGGTCGTGACAAACATCCAGTTCCAATTCTACAGCAAGGCGCCAGCCGCAACGCTCTCGGGCGGCGCCTGGCAAGCCGGCGCACCGCTGGCCAACCTGCTGCTCGATCCACCGCTCCTCAGCCTGCGCGCGCGGTCCAGCAACCTGCTGCTGGCCTCGACCAAAATCAACATCGATCTCGGCGTCAGCAACACCCCCGTGCGCATGATCGGCGTCGCGCGGCACAACCTGACCCGCGATGCCCTGGTGCGGATCACGGCCGGCACCACGCCAGGCGGGACGGATCTCTACAGCACCGGCTGGATCCCGGTCTGGCCCGCCGTCTACCTCCCCGAGGACCTCGAATGGGAGGACGACAATTTCTGGTCCGGGCAACTCTCGGACGAGGAGGTCGTGGGCTATCCCAGCCACGGCATGCACGACGCGCTGGTGAACATCCGGGCGCGCTACTGGGCCATCGAGATCACCGACACCGCCAACCCCGATGGTTATGTCGAGCTCGCCCACTTACGCCTGGGCACAGTCTGGTCGCCGGAGCGAAACCTCGCTCCCGGCGCGCAACTGGTCTGGGAGGATCGCAGCGTCAGCGCCACCTCGCTCGGCGGCGTTCTCTACAGCGAGACCCGACCCCCGGCCCGGGTGCTGCGCCTGGCGCTGAAGGGCATCACCCGCGTCGAAGCCTTTGGCGCCCTGCTCGACGCTCAGCGCCTGCTCGGCACCCACACCCCGTTCTGGGTCGTGCCCAGCCCCGACGACACCGCGCGGCGCTTCAAGCGCGATTGCCTGGTGCGGTTTCGCAAGCTCGATCCGATCACCCAGGCCTTCCACAACGTGCACGAGAGCGTCCTGGAACTGGAGGAATGGCTATGAGTGAGGAGGACTGGACCTATCTCGCCGCCCGCAGCGACGCCGACTTCCCCAATGGGCTGTTCCGCGTCTATTTCCGCCCCTCGCTCAACGCGATCGGCCGCACTGCCCAGGATGTCGCCTACCTGACCGGTCAGGCCCAGGCATCGGCCGCCGCCGCCGCCGGTAGTCTCGCCACCCAGTTGGCCCTCGGCACGCCGGCCAATGGCGTCGGCAACGAGCCGATGGACCTGCCGCGCATGGCCTTCCTCAACAGTGAGGGCTTTCGCCAGTGGGATCTGACGGCTCATCACGTCCCGAACCTGCAGAACGCCACCTACCAGATCACCGCCCACGACCTGGACAAGCTGCTGCTGTGCACCAGCGGCACCCGCACCTGGACCTTGCCGGTGGCGACGGATGTCTGGATCGGCTGGCGCGCACGCCTGCGCAACCGCTCGGGCGCCAGCCTCACCCTCAATCCCGGATCCGCCGCCGACGCCATCAATGGCGGCACGGCTGGCACCGGCATCGCCATCGCGACCGGCAGTGCCATCCTCACCCTGGTCTGCACCGGCGCCAACGCCTTCGAGGTCGCCTGATCATGTCCGTCGAACCCTGGATCAACTGGCAATTCCACAAGACGCCGGGTCACATCGACCCGCGGGTGATCTTCACTCGGGCGGGCATCGGCCGGGTCACCAATCGCCTCGGCCTGGTCAGCCCGGTGCCAGCCAACACCGCCCGCTATCGCTTCCATCCCGTCACCGGGTTGAGCGAGGGGCTGCTCGTTGAGGCACAGCGCACCAATCTCCTCCTACGGTCCGAGGAGTTCGAGAACGTTGTCTGGACCGCCACGAACCTCACGGTCACGGCCAACAGCACCACGGCGCCCGATGGCAACACCACAGCGGACACGCTGGCGGCAACAGTGGCGGGCGGCAAAGTCGCCCAGGCCGTGACCATCACCGCTGGGAGGGGAATTGCCCTCGGCGTCTACGCAAAGGCGAATGCCAGTTCCTGGGTCATCCTCTCGCTCAGCGATGGGACCAACACCGTCGACTGCTGGTTCAATCTCGCTGCCGGCACCACCGGGACACATACCATCGGCGGTTCCGGCGGTGGGTTCACCCTGTCCTTTGCGCAGAAGTGGATCGAGGCGCAGCGCAATGGTTGGTACCTCTGTGCGCTCGAGGTCACCAGCAGCGTGTCCACCACCATCGCAGCAACCATCGCACCAACCGCGGCGGACAGCACCGCCAGCGCAACGGGCAACAGTCTCTTTGCCTGGGGTGCCCAGTTGGAGGCCGAGTCCTCGCTGACAAACCTCTCCAGCTACATCCCTACCACCAGCGCCACCGTCACCCGCAGTGCCGATAACCTGATCCTGCCGGTGACATCCTCCCAGGTGGCACTGGATCGAGGCACGATGATCTTCGAGTTTGTGCCACGGCCAGTGCCGCCGGTGATCGGCGGCGCCACCGTGGTTCTCGGCGGCATCGGCGACACCTTCAGCAACACGATCTACATCTGGCGCCAGGGGAACACCTCGCTTGGTGTGACCTACATCCCGTCCGGCGGCGCCAGCAGCACCGTAAGCCGGACCTGTGCCTTCACGCCGGGGACGACGTACCGCTTTGGCGTCGCTTGGCAGCCCGGGCGCTATGCCATTTGCATCGACGGCGGCGCCATTGCCGCCGGGCAGAGCAACATCGTGCCTCTGGCCTCAGTCGCCCGCATTGCGGTCGGGTGCGCGCCCTGGTCGACGTCATCGCCAAACACACTCAGCAACGCCGTGCACAGGGCCTTCATCTACGCAGCGATCTGCGTGCCAGACGCCGCGTTGCAGCAGCTGACCGCTCCATAGGGAAACCTCGCCATGTGGACCACCACCTACCACCGGTTCACCAACCGGGCGGCGTTCCTCGAGGCGTGCAAGGTCGCCGGATGGACCTGTCCGCCAGGCCAAATTCCGGAACTGCCGCAGGGTGTGGTGATTGATATCGTGGGGCCTATCGTCGCCCCGGCGCAGTTGGGCGAAGGTGGCGTGCCGATCCCTGGGGAGGTTATCGACCCACGCTATCACATCAACCTCGCCTGGCACGGCCACGACCCCGACCCCGCCTTCCAGGCGTCGCTGGTCGTCCCGGCGACGCCCTCGCGCGGGTGGGACGTCGCGAAACCTTCGGCATCCCAGCCGCCCGTGCCGACAGTCATCCCCGCCTGGAAGGGCAAGGCGGCGCTGCGGGAAGTCGGGTTGCTCGATGCCGTCGAAGCCGCCGTTGCCGCGGCGGGCGGTCGCGTCCAGGATGCCTGGACCGGTGCCCCGGAGTGGGAGCGCGGCAGTGAGTTCCTCGCCGATCTCGCTCGGGCACTAAGGCTGAGCGGCGCACAGGTCGATCGGATGTTCCACGACGCGGATGCCATACGGGGGTGAAGACCGGTCCCCGACATACTGATGTCGTTGGCGAGGGGAGATCATCCGGCCGGACCGCTGCCGACGGATCCGCTTGCCGACCGGCCTCGGAAGGGATTGCGCACGATCGTGCCCCGCCAGGAAACACCATGCGGGATCGTATCGGAGAACAGTACGCGGCAGCCGGATTGCGCGGCGGCCTCCAGGGCGAGCGCATCCCATAGCGAGATGCCGCGCTGAACCGACAATTCCATCGCCTCCACAACGCCCGCGGGGCGCGTACTGACGATCGCGTAGGCAGCATGCCACTGGCGGACGATGCCAACAGCCGTTGCCGCGCGATCGGCGCGCTGTCGCAGCCGGACATAGAGTTCGCCGAGCGCCTGCGCCGGCACCATGACATCGTCATCGGCAAGCTCGCGCAGCATGCCGACAGCCCTTGCTTGGCGGTCAGTCCCCTCCATCCCCTCCGCCGCGGCCAGGACACAGCTGTGCAGCGCGACGCGCCGTCTACCTGCCAT